TTGTCTACAGCAATCGCTTGATTAGTGCCTCCTCCTACAGCTTGCTCTACAAAATGATCTGGGCCTCCTCCAGTAATAAAATTCCTAGAAGCAGCTAGGCTATTGTCTATCAAAAGTACATTAGAATTGAATTCAGCAGAATTATTAAAGGTTGCAGTCGCAGTGAAGGTGGCTGCATTTGTAGCAATTGTCACGCCTCCGTTAAAAGTGGTTGCACCTACAAAATTTGATGTACCACTATTTGTAAATGAAGAATTGGTTGCATAGGTGTTTACACCATGAAACTCACTACTTGAATTAAACCTTGCAGGTTGATTGTATATGGAGTTTGACGCAAATGTAGTAGGAGCTACAATCTGTACTCCACTTTGCCCTCCGATATAAACAGTTTCGTTTTGTCCCATAGTTCTAGCAAAAGTACTAGAGAATATACCAACAGAACCTGTAATAGAATCGTCTATTACAACGGCTCCCCCGCCTATAACAGTGTTACTCTTACTAAAATCACCTTGAGTTAAGCCATTATTGTTGATAACCGCATTTAAATCACCACTCACCAAATTGGGAGATCCGCCCAAAACAACGTTATGGTTTCCACTTACAATTGAATTACCAGAATTAGCAAGAGCGGTATTCCCAATTCCACCAGTGATATCAGTATCGGGGCCAACCACCACAACATCTACGCCTTTAGATTTAACACCACTAGCGAAGTTAATCGGGCCTCCATCTATGATATTATTTAATTCTACAGTCACCCCTGTTGAATTGTCAGTAAAAGACAAATTACCACTTTCGCTGGAAAAAGTAGGTAATTGTATCTGTTGAGGTTGAATTTTGTTAAATGACATTATACAATAGATTATCTTTTTAAAGTTACACAATTTCCATGAAATATACACTGTATAAACCAAATTCCAAGAATAGTGGGTCTGCATTTAGCTTCGATCTAACAAACGATAGAAATAATAAACCAGTATTGTTTGTATCTATGATCCAACAATATAGCTGGAATGACTCTACAAAAAATGGCTCTTTTAAAGAAAACGCCAAGAATCCAGAAAAATCAGCTACTATTATGTTAAATGAAACTGAAGCTGGCGAGTTTCTTTCTTCATTTAAAATCAGAATCCCATATGTGACTTTCCACAAACGTGAAGACTCTAGTACAATCATCAAGCTAAATCCTTGGGATAAAAAAAGAAAAGTTAAAGAGAAAGGCGAGGATAGCTTTTACACAACCCCAGCTTGGGGTCTAAGCGTGAGCAAAAACTCCTCTCAACTATTCCAACTCCCTATAGAAGGGGGAGAAGCAGAAGCTCTTTCCGAATTACTTAAAGCTTATATCGGAAAAGTTTTTGAGTTTAACTCAAATGCCTACAAGAGGGATGATTCCAAAAAACAATATCAATCTCCTCAATCTCAAAACAATCCTCCTAAAAAACAATACAAAGAAGAGCCAGAAGAAGACGATGTCCCATTCTAAGTTGAGGGTTTTAGTCCATTCTAATTATAGTAGAATGGTAACTGGATTTGGAAAAAATGCTAAAAATATACTCTTAGCACTGCACTCTAACCCCGATATAGAAGTCATAGAAGCTTCTAATGGAGCGCGTTTTAACTCAGATCTCCGTACACCTTGGAAAAGTTATGGAACTTATCCTGTAGATCCTCATATTTTAAACACTATAGAAAAAGATGCTTCTAAAAAAAGAGCAGCTCAATATGGTTATTATTGTATAGACGAAATTGTAAAAAAAACCAAGCCTGACATCTATTTAGGGATAGAAGATATTTGGGCATTTACACAATTCGAATCAAAAGAATGGTGGAATGATACTGTAAAAGTTTTATGGACAACCTTAGATAGTCTACCTATTTTAGACCAAGCCATTAAAATGGAGCCTAAGTGCGACAAGATGCTTGTTTGGGCCTCTTTCGCAGAGGAGGCTATGCATAAATTAGGTCATCCTAAAGTAGAGACTTTGCATGGAGCAGTTGACTATAGCCATTTTAAACCTTTAGAAAATAGAGATGAGTTACGAAATTTTCACGGCCTTGGTGGTGATTTTGTTGTTGGTTTTGTATTCAAGAATCAACTAAGAAAATCAGTACCAAACTTACTAGAAGGATTTAAAAGATTTAAAAAAAACAATCCAGATGTAACTGCCAAGCTTCTTCTACATACGGATTGGGGAGAGAAAAAAATGGGTTGGGACATCCCAAGATATGTCAAAGAGAAAGGCTTTGATAAATCTGAAGTTCTAGCAACTTATGTCTGCCATAAATGCGATACCTATTCTATAAGAGGATATGACGGGGAAGAAAAAGACTGCCCTTCGTGTGGAGGTAAAAAATGTGTTAAAACAAAAAATAGCGCCAGAGGTGTAAGAGAGCAGGAGCTTAATGAAATATACAACCTTATGGATGTATACTGCCACCCTTTTACAAGTGGAGGACAAGAACTACCAATTCAAGAAGCTAAGGCAGCAGGTCTAATAACTTTAGTGACGGATTATTCCTGTGGTACTGATTCAGCCTACGAACATCAAGGTGGGATTCCCTTGGCTTGGAACGAGTACAGGGAACCTAGCACTCAATTTATCAAAGCTACAACATGTCCAGATAGCATTAATGAGAATTTAACCAAAGTGCTTAAAATGCCTCAAGAGCAAAAAGACATCTTGATTAAATCAGGTAGAAATTATGTTAAAGATAAATTCTCAGTACAGTATACTGTTTCAAAATTGATAAGCATATTGCGAGATTTAAAACGCAAGAAGAGTGGTGGGATTAAATTGAAAGAAGAGGCACCTCTAAAAGAAGAAAAGTCCAATAAAAATAGCCTAACTAAAATTTTAGAGGATGTACCTTTGGAAGATAGGATCGCAGTTGTAATGCCTGAATCAGGAGGAGATGTACTAATGATAAATTCTTTGATGGAAAATCTCAAGAACCTCTATCCAAGTAAAAAAATATATATGTTTACCAATCCTAAGTTTTTTGATTTTATTAATGACAATCCAAATGTTTACAAATTACTTCCATATGACCCTAAAATAGAATCTCATTACTTCTTAGAAGGCTCTCGTAATCACAAAGGATTTTTCGACATGGCTTTTTTCCCGAATGTCATGACTCAAAAAACACACACATATATCCACAACGCTAAAGATAAAAATCAATTTAAATTACGATGAGCCACTTAGCAGAAGTATATGCGAAAGATTTAGGAGTTAGGATTGGGAATCCAGTTTTTAAACCTCATTTTTTTCCAATAACCCACACCAATTATATAACTTTGCATACAGACGATTATGTACAATCGAAACAATATGATTATTGGGAAGAGGTTATAACAATGATAAAAAAGTCTGCTCCTAAATTAAAAATTTTACAAATTGGCAGTGGCAAAGAGCCAAAGGTTCAAAATACAGACGATTTCATCGAAACCAATTCTATAAAGCAGTCTGCTTACATTATCCAAAATGGTTTACTTCATATGGGCATCGATAGTTCTCCTGTGCATATAGCGTCTTTACTTAATAAACCTATTGTAGCAATATACGCACACACTTATGCAAGAACCTGTGATCCACTATGGGGAGACAAAGAAAACATTACTCTAATAGAATCTCATAGAGATGGAGATAAACCATCATTCTCTACAAAAGAATCGGATAAAAAAATAAACAAGATCGAGCCTGAAGAAATAGCGAACTCTGTACTAAATCAATTGGGTTTTAAAGGGGTAAATATTAAAACTTTGTTCATCGGGCGTCTATACAAGAAAAAAATTATAGATGTAATCCCAGATCATCCCTACGACTTAAAAGAAGATAGTATTTGCATCCGACTTGATATAGAGCATAATGAAGATAATGCCAAAGGTTTGATTGAAAACAATGTTTGCTCTATCATCTGTCAGGAACCAATAGATGAGTCCCTGCTATGTAATAAAAACATACAGCGTATAGCATACATCTCAAAATCCTTTAATGAAGATTTTGTAAACAAGTTAATTAAGTATGGCAAGAAATTCGATTTACTCTGCACTGACGAAGAGAATATAAGCGACGAAAGAGTAAAATATTTCGACCAGTCTATTACGACATACAACACTTCAAAAAGAATAGAAGAAAACAAAAAAATCATAGAACTAGAAGATTTTAGTTATTCAAGCTATAAAAAAGTGATTAAAAATAAAAAGAGCTACGCTAGTCACTACGCAGCAAACAATAACGAAGATTTAGATGATTTTTACCTTGACTTACAGAATATGTTTGTCTATCATTTAGCTCATGAGCAAGAATAATATTTACGGCCCAGACCTGTATAAGAGAAATCAACATGGTCTTCTTGAAAATGCTTCATATGTATTTAATGAAGATGGGTCTGTAGATTGGAGATCCATGATCAAAGACGAGTACCTGTATCCAAACAAAGATTGGTTTGAGTACAGAAAGAAGCCCGTTCCAGAATCAATAGAAGGTCTAAAAGACAATCAGCTCTTGATTATGTTAGGAGGGATTAAATCTTTAGCAAAGCTAAGAGGGTTTAAGTCTGTAAAATTTAATACTGAAAATGTATCGAATGGATACGTCAAAGCAAGTTGTACCATAGAGTGGCTATCTAATTACGAGAGTGATAATGCTTCTATCACATATGAAGACTCAGCAAATGCCACATTAGACAATACAAGCTCTTTCGCTTCCAAATTCTTGGAGACTATAGCCTGTAACAGGGCTTTTGTAAGGTGTGTGAGAAATTTCTTAAATGTACATATTGTAGGAGCGGACGAAATCGACAAGTCAAAAGGGGCAAATAATGCTAAATCTTTTGAGTATGACTCTGCTGAATCTACAAATGTGGCTTTAACGCCATCAGCTATGCTTGAGAAGGCCGCAAGAGAGAAAACTGGGTCAGACTCCTTTGATAACTTTAAGACGGTCCTACGCGACTTCTGGAAGCAAGAACAGTATAGAAACGAAGAGATAAAGAACTGGGATTCTTTCTCCGATATTCCTGCAAAAGAATGTCGAAAGCTCTTGGTTCTTGTTAAAAAATTATAATCCAAGGAAATTCTTCTGGGCTGCAGAGAATCTGCTCGAAATAGAACTGGTTCTATAAGAACGCATTGAATCTCCCACCACTATAGTGTCATCTATAGGCAATAGCTTCTGTGTAGATTCTTTTATTGTTGTCGTTAAAGACCCTCCACTCAAAGAGTAAGATAAACCAGACATTACTATAGAGAACTGAGTAGGTACAAATAAACCAACTATAGTCCTAGAAGATGATTGTAAAAACGTTTTGGATCTACCGCCATAATTGAAATTTTTAAGAGCATTAATTTCCACGCCCTTCCCCCTTTTCACATCAAAAGAAACTGGCGTTTTTATATTACCAGAAGCTCCATTCAATAGAAGAGAAGTTTGTACATAATTCTTTTTATCGAATAGATCTGTGATTTGAGAAGTTTGTTCGTCCTCTTCGGCGTCTGCGTCATCTAACTCTTGTTCAGCCTTTCTGTTTCCAAGGATTTCATTAACAGGAAGTTTCGTTCTGGTATAAGGGCATCTTATACTTTCAAGTAAATCATCTTTAGATCTTCTTTTCCCAAATAAAGTTTTCGATTTGGCAATATTCTTTGGAATTTTCGTGTCAAAAAGTTCAGCTAATATCGCATAGTAAGGCAATCCAGTAGTGTGAGTATAAGAAGAAATATTCTCATTTGTAAAATCAATGTAATCATCCTTATCATCTCCTTTAACAACGTTATTATTGGCAACAGCTTTTTGCCCTATAAACACATATCCACCTGAACCTTTTACTCCTTCAGTAGCTTCGATAATATTATCAAGAGTAAAATTATCAGTTTTTACCCCATTGGCTCTCAGTAAAGAAACAACTTTTTTTAAGCCTTCAATTTTGTTAACTTTAATGTCAGTTTCGTAAGGCCCAGAAATAGAAAGGTCATTAGAAGAAAATTGCATTCTTTGGGCTTTTCTTTTGCTAAATTTATTAGAGATGTAAATAGAATTATTTAAGTAAAAAAATGCATCCTTAATTACTTGGTAAGCCTTGGAGTCACTCGGCTTTAAATTATCAGAAGACCCAGCCCCAGCAGAACGAGTATCGATATATTTACATTTTTTTAGTTGTAATGGTCCTTTGTATGCGGCTGCAGCGTTATCGGCTATTTTTCCCCCAGTGATATACAACTCACCCCAATCTTTGACTGTTTTTTCAGACAATTGAAACGCAGGATCGTAAAACTTCCCAAAATCTGGGGGTTTATTTTCAGTAGCTAATTTATAACTTATAGCGTCAAAAATAAGAGGCGTTAATGCCCCAGAACATTCAGCTCCATAAAAAACTTTATAAGTTTCTTTGGGGATAGATAGGTTTCCTATTTTCCCTAATATGTCTACAGGTTTAAATCTAGCTATTCTTTGTTTTGAACTTTCATCAGGAGTACTCTTAATAGGAGCTGTATTAGTCATGTACGAATTAGCTATAACTGGAGCTAAAGCATTTTCTGTAAAAGAACAACTTTTTAAATTCCCCCCAGTTAAAGTTAAAGGGTTTGTGATTTGATAAGTCACTGCAATAGCAGAAGATATAAATACAACAGTAGAATTTAAAGGATTCACGTACCAGTATAATCCTAAAGAACTAGCAATAGACGATAATACAGAATCTACAGTTCCTGAATTTTCAAAAAGAATATCTCCTCTGCTTGGTAATCCTATAACTGGGATGCCAGCCATCCCCAGAGCAGTGATTAATTCCCTTAACTTATAACCATATTTAATTTCTGATTTAGAAAGGTCTGGATTATTGGAATATGAAGACACCTCTCCAGATGCACTATTGTAAGATAAATCTGTGTCAAGAACCCCACTTTGATAAATCAAAGAAATTTTATCTCCAGTGATCTCATCTGTGTCTGAAATTTCGTTGTAAATATTGCCTAATATTAAACCACCCCCAACTTTTCTAGGAGACTGACGCCCAAACGAAGGTACAGGGGAATTCGGACATTCAGAGTAATCATAAACAACTCCATCAAAAGAACCTGCTCCTTTAGGAGAAGTATCTTTACCCCTAACCGCTATAAAATGAGATTTTAATTTTAATGAAGTTATATCATTAAACTTTCTTGAAATAGTCGTTTTAGTTCCATCTTTACTGATTGTTTTTTCAGTACTTTGAAACTGGCTGAATAATTTGTTTATTCTTGGATCTGAAAAGTCAACACGAGAACCAATTTCTCCAATTACAGTACCGAGGGATTCTCCACCTACCTCAATATCTTTTGCGTTAATTACACTTGTAGTACTAGCAGTATGCCCGCTACCATTACTAAAATTCATATTTACAGAAATTAAAGATTCTTTATTCATAGATTATAAGTGTCTTCTTGTTGGTTTATGATAGGAGTAAAAGAACTTATCCCAGATTGAATGAATCCGCTAATACCACTATAAGTCTCTACAAAATCAGAAGGAGAAGCTTCTAAGCCATTAATGTAGTAGCTGACTTGACCTTCTACAAAACCAGTACCGCAGATATCAGGGTCTCCAGAAAAAGTCTCTTGGACGTTAGCTTGTTTTGGTATTGCGAAATACCTTCCCGTAGTCTGATATTCAGAGGGAGCAAAGCCATATTGAAATTTTTGACCGTTGAAAAATATATTGTAATTGTTAAATAGCTCCTCTCTGTCTGAAGCATTAGAATAAATAGAATTAACCTTTGAGGTTAGAGCGTCTTCAGCTAGTTGATAACCTTGTTGATCTCCTTTATCATAAGCTACTCCAGAAGCCCCACTCCTAGAATCATAAATTACGATGTCAGAGCTTGATATAGTGAATCCTTGATCAAACCTAAATGTACTTGAATAAGTATCGTCGTCAGGAGTAACATAGTAATCTCCTGTATTTATATTAATGTAAGTCCTATTTAAACCAGAAACTATTATTGGGGATTCTTCAAAAAGAGTTTGAGAATTTAAAGACAATGTCGAAGAATGAGCGCCTGTGACCATAAATGGATTGTAAATAAACCCATCTCCTACGAAAGTACCTGTATCATTCCTTAAAGAAATAAACTCTCGACTTCCAGTTATTGATTCAGCCCCCGTATATAAAATATAATTATAGTTCATTAGATTCTTTCTCCACGGTAATAAATATAATTCTTCTTTAAATCTTCAGAGAAGCCTGTTAAATTAACTCCAGAAAATGCTTCCTGAGTAACTGTAGTATAACTTTCCGTTAAAGGAGTTTGTACAACTCCGCTAATATCTGTCAAAGTACCCGTCAAAGGATTTTTTCCATATAAATCTACCGTTATTTCTCCCTGTCCTGTTGTTTGTTGGAGAAGGTAGGTGGCCAAGTTATCGGATATGTCTTGTAAACCCAAAGTAGCATAAGCGTCATCTCCAGTTGGCTCGTAAAGGTATCCAGAGTCAGGGTGCAAATGCCCTAACTCTTCCTTATAAAATGTCTCGTGACCACCTGCATTCAAGGTGTAATACTTATAGTATCTTTCCCCTTCTTTTCTACTTATTTGAGGCTGCGCTGAACTACTCAGGGTCACTCCAGTTATAATTTCCCTACCTGTCGCAATAGTTAACTGTCCTGTAACTTGGTAATCGTATCCAGTTATCCCAGTTTGATAAACCAAAGTCTCGCTGTACCCAGTAACTCTATTAGCAGATGATGTGGTAGCCGCTGTCTGAGAATATTGCCCTAATATCCCAGAACCAAAATAATATAAAGCATCTTCTGATATAGCCCCACTAAATACAGCCAACTTATTTATATGGTTATTGACAAGGGTTTTGCTAACTTCGTTACTAGAGCTGTAGTAGTTTTTTGAACCTCCTATATAGAAAAAATCTGGATTAGACAAGTAATCTGAATCTGTCGAAACTTCTTTTGAAGTTATTTTTTTGTTGATATAATCAAAAGTACTTAAGGTTATAGAATCCCCAAAAGAAGATATACCTATTAAATTTCTTTTAGACAATTCTGAATCTAAAACAGTTATTTGATCTTGGTCTTTACCGTAACATTGTAAAAACAAATGACCTCTTGAGGTAACTCCAACATTAAAGCCCTTAGACCCTGTATAATCTATACTGTTTATTGTTTCTTCCGTCTTTTCTAAAGATCCAAAAATAACTCCATCAGAAACTGCTCCACCAAATTCAAAATCGACAAAAACAGATAAATCATTAAAATTCAAATCATGAGTCCTAACAGCCAAATTACTATGACTTAAATCAAGGGTATCTGATGCAAAAACCGAATCATTTAAAAACGTCTGGACTTCAGAGGAAGTGCCAAAAGCAGTAGTATTAATTAATACCCCAGAATATTTATCAGTGTCAAATGCGGGGCTTTGATTTGCTATAGTTCCAGACCAAACATTATTACTTGTTTGAGCAAATGTGTCAGTACCATAAACATTGGACTCATTAAAATCATAATAGACTGCTAGTCTTTTGTTGCTTGCAAAAGAATCTAACAATTGATAACTTAACCCTTGTGCGCTCATTAATAATATTTGGATAAATTATAAGATATACTGCTTTGCTGAATATTGTGAGAATCTGAAATTTTATGCTGACCGCTACATAATCCTAATGCAATATTCTTGAGTGTAGATAATTTATTCTCTTCGTCATTACTTGAAGCACTAATGGAATATTCCCCCAAAGTTCTATCTGCTACCACATTAGCTTTAAATCCCCCTATTGTTTGCTGAATATCATTTTTTTGAATTGGAACCTTATCTACAATGTTAATAGATAAATCTTTAAGAGTGCCGTTAGAATAATCTACTATATTATTATAAGTATAATTATAAGAAATTTCATTAGTATTTGGATTTTTATCTATAGAGAAGTCAACAGGCTCTACATTCAGATAAGAAGAATTTAATTCATATCCAGTCGCAACTTGAGAAAATTCATCGGCAGCTTTTTTAGCAATAGAGAATTGATCGACCAACTCAAAAGCTCCAGAAACAGCCTTAAACCTATCGTTTTCAACTCCAGCTTGGCTTATGTTTTTTATAGATATAGAGGGACCATGAAATCTCAATTCTCCCTCTACGTTTACAGATACAAAAGGAGAATCTTTAGTACAGCTAATTGAAGCAGTATGAGAGTGCAGTACATTTGTACCTGTTATTAGATCTAAGTTCTCAGCATTTTCAAAAGTAAAAGAAAATTCTAAATTGTTTGATCCTGTATCCAATGTATATTCATAAGAAGTCGGACCATTAGAAACAAAAGTATATTTTCCAGTCTCATAGTTTGATAAAGAACTAGCTATAGCATCTTCTGCTGCATTAGTAGCCATCTTAGGAGAGAAATCCCCTGTTGTTAACATTGTAGAATTCGAAATGCTTGCATCCATCCCTCCTTGTACATTGCCTTTTACAGAAACCGAAAGTTCTGAATTTTTATCATAAGCAATATCGGTTGAAACATTTACAACTCCATTACTAGAAAGAGTTTGGTCAGAGGCTGAATACAGGTAGACTTCCGTAACAGAGTAAGCATCAGTTTTGCGGTCTACCTTTTCTTCTTTAGACTGTAAGAATCCATTAACTCCACTGTTAAAAAATCCAATATACTCAAAACCAGCCTGCAATTTTGCGTTTACAAAAGAGCGAGCATTTGTCAGAGGGTCTGCCCCATCCACCTTTAAGCCTTTTGCAGATACATTGTGAGTGGCTCTAATTACTTTGTTGTCCAACTCAGAATAACTCCATTCATTTACGGGTGATTCTATCTTATAATATTCGGAAAAAGTTTCATTTTCAAATGTTTTAAAAGATACGCTGTAAGGTAAAACTGTAGATAAATCACTCTTCCCAAAATCCACTCCTTCAACCAAACATTTACTAAACACCCTAGTATCCGTTCCCAAGGTGACTGTCAGATTTCGATATTCATTGAGGAAACCACTAATCATCTGCATTTTTTGCAAATGAATACCACTTAAGGAATCACCTGTAATAGTTCCTATAGCCTCTATATTAATGGCTTTATGATCATATTTACCTTCAAACGCTATAAGCTCGTCACTTTCTGCTATAGCAGGAAGAGGACTTGGGAAATTGTAAGAATCATATGTTACAGAATCAGGCATTTAATTAAGATATTACAAAGCTTATTACACGATTTGTTGTACCATTGGACAAATCTATTGTTGTTTGATCACCAACTAAGTAATAAGTACTCTCACTTAATTTTGCTTCCATTTCACTAGTTTTAGTTTTTAAAAACTCTTTTGCGTGGTAAATACCATAATTAGGATCGGCCACAGCAGACGCTGTTACCGAAGCTTGCCCTAAAGTATCTAGGTCTGACACAATCAACTTTTCTCTTAAACTGGTTAAATCCAAGATTTTTTCAGATCTTTTTATCTGGTTAGTCTTGTTTAAAGTAAGCTGATATTTCAAGATGCCATCAGGTAGGCTAGAATTATTGTAATCGTCATTTGTTGTAAAAACGATTTTATCTTCAACTACTCCTTCTGATTTTAAAATAGAAGAACTTCTAGAAGACTCAAATATAACCCCTAGTGACTCTGGGAACAAGCGGCTAACTTTAATTTCATTAAGAGCTTTTGAAGAATTCCACAGTTCTAAAGTTTTATTATATCTATCAAAAATACTTCTTCCAGAAGCTTTGTACCTTACAGAGAGGTTGTATTCGAAAAAAGCTTCCTTTTTTTGTTTAGCGCAAGAAAAAGATATTTCATTATTGCCAGACAAATTAGGATTTGTCGAAAAAGAAATTGATATAGAAGCTTTTTTAGAATCCTTAGTTATACCCTTTGATATACTGTAAGGTTGACCAAACTCGGATTGCTCGCTAGATACTACGCTATCTATACAAGTCGATACGGCTGATTGTATAACATTTTGATAATTGTAATCAAGAGAAGTTAGATCTATAGAGATCTCTTTAGATAAATATCCGTCATCACCTTGGGAGATTTTAGTGGTTGTCTTCTTAGATACCCTGTTGGTCTCATCTATAAAAGATGATTCAAAATCTTCGTTTAAGGTCACCTCTAGATTAACTAAATCAATATTTTCAGTTAATTGCCCTGCAAAACCTTTTGAGATCCTAGCGTTTTCTGATATGCCATCTGTATGAAAACCTAAAGAAGGTCTACTTAGATGATAAAAATTACTTAAAAATACTTGAGCATTTTTTAAGAATTCTCCTCCAGCGTCTTGGGCATACTTTAATGAAACCCTCCTCTTGTAAGAATAATCAGAGCCACTTCTGGAAAAATCATAATCCTCGCTAAATGATTCAACCAAATGAGGGCTAGGCATATGTTTGGCAAAAGTTTTAGCAGAATAACTATTTAGCATTTTTCGCTCCCTTATAGTAATAGAAGCTATTTCAGAACCAACTAAATTACTTTCTTGAAAACTTAAAGATGTAATTAAACCATTAACAAACTCATCTCCACCTATTCGTGCGGTGATATTTTGAGTCTCATAAGCGGTTCTTATAGCAGCTCTTCCCGAAAGTAAAACTCCTCCACCAGCATCAAATTGTACATCTGAAATATTAATTTCATATAAAGCTTCTACAATGAATCCAAATAATTCATCTGAATCCAAGTACGAGTATTCAATTTTAACACTTGAAGATACAACGTTGTTAACAATTAAAGACATTTATTCTTTTGGTTTTATCGATTCAAGCTCACCCTCAAGAGTTTCAATTCTAGTTTTTAATTTGTCTATAACTAATATATTCATATCTGTAAGAACACTGATGTCAGTTGTTGCCTTTGTAACTTTTGAAGCAACAGAGGTTATTGAACCTGTAGCGTTGGCAAAAGCACTCATATTATTACCAGCATCAATTAGATTTTTGTTAAGACGCCCAACACTAGAGACCACACCATCAACATCAAAGTTGTCATTTAACTTTTTAAATTTAGCCCTTACAGATCCAAGTTCTTTTCTAAAGACCTCAGCCTCTTCATCTAATGCTTTTTGTTTGTCTCTCCCTTCTTTATTAAATGTGCCTCTTATCTCACCTCTAAGATTTTTTGGAACATTTTCAAATTGATTCGTCATCGTCGCATCTGCCATGCTTTTCGAAGATACCCCTGAAGCTTTGAGAACAATATCTTTTACTGCTTGTGCCACTCCTTTTGCATCCATTTCAGCTTCTAATTCCGCAGCCATTTGGGCTTTGCGTTGTGGGTCTCTTTCTGCAGCAATCCGTTTTCCTACTCCTATCGCGTTTCCTATGTCAAATTTTCCACTAGTAAATGATGAAGCCAAGCCAGAGAAAGAATTACGTACCATCTCCATCCTATTCCTCTCGCCTTCATCCTTAATCGCTTCTGCACGTTCGTTAATAGCATTCATTCTAACTTGCATGTTCGTTGCAGCAGCAACAATTTTAGCCTTAAATGAATCAGCAGCTTTTCGCGTCGCCTGAGCAGCTTTAATCTGCTCTTCAGATCCTACTACTAAATTAGATTCATCCACTTTAGCTTGTTGCAGCCCTGCTTGAGCACTCGAAACACCAAGGATGTCTGAGTTTGTGGATAACTGTCTTTGCAAACTTGCTGCTTGTGGACCTTGCATAGAACCAAGTAAAGTAGAGCCAGCTGTATTCATTACTTGTTGATTGAAGATATCGCTTTGGAATTTAGAAATTTTTTCTCCAGCGGCAAGTTGAATACTTTTAAGTTTTTTTGTCGTTGCATCTATAGATTTCTTAAGATCTTCTATATTCCGCCTAATAGACATCGCTTTACCAACCTCTTCGTACACCTTTATCAATTGATCGCTTGCGTCATCTAGCTCTTGTATGCTTTCAGAAGTATTTAAGATTGTCTGGAGTCTTGTTATGTCTTTAGTTCTATCTGACATTCCAGCTTTAGTTTGCTTTTGAGCTTCTTTAAAGATGCTATCACCACTAACAAAACCAAATTCTTCTCTAGCTGCTCTTTCTCTTCCTCGACCCCTCTGTCTATTAGCCATTACCTCCTGCGTATTTTCAAGAGATGCTTCTGCCTGATGCATTGCTTCTCGCTGCTCAAGAACAGCCATTGCGAGGCCACCAAGAGCACCGACGGCTCCTCCTATAGCTGCTCCCAGTGGACCAAACATTGCTCCCATAGAAGCTGTTTGCATTGCAGCAGAACCTGTGCTAGCGGCCAAAGCCGTATTTGTATTTCCTGCTTCTCTAGAGCTTGCGGCAAGAGAGTCTAAGCCAGATGAAGCTGCAGATAGAGCCATTCCTAGTCCCATCATTTTAAAACCCCCTCCCTCAGTTTGCATGAATTTTTGACTACTAGCAGAAGCAGCACCAAAGCGCTGGCCTAACTGTGAACGCTTCATCCGATGAATTCTGGAATTAACATTTGTAGTACCTGCGGCGTACCTAGGCATATGACCTGCAGCTTTACCCTTTCGCTTTATTGCCTTTTGCTGAAAGGCTCTCCTGCCTTCACGTTCGCTAGGCTTTATCTTGTCCCTTTTTTCAGCTGCAGTTACGGGCGCACCAAGTATTTTATATATTTTTTCAGCTGCTCCTCCAGCTAGACTAGATGAATGTTTAGCCTCTATACCTTCTGTTGAAGGGGGGATGTTAAATGGGTTTACTCCCCCCTTTAAATTTGTTAGAGAATTGCCCTTAAAATCCATAAGAGACCCTGCAGCTCTATTTTGAAAATCTTTAAAATCATCAGTCGATAATAATGCTCCGACACCACTTTCAAAAACAGAACCGATAGAAGACTTAGCAGACCCCGCATTTAAGGTCTTTTTAATATCTTTTGCCCTGACTGGATCAGGCATCTCTCCTCCTGAGATCATCTTTGCCATAGTTATAGAGTCGCTTGTAAATAAATCTGTATATTTACGTACCAAACTATTCCTATGTTTATTCATCCCCCCCTTTGCCTTAGAATTATTCAATCTATAGGTCGGGACGGTTACCTTAGCTACACTGTTATCTCCAGCCCCTTTCGTGGCAGAAATACCTCTGGAAGTTTGTGAAATAAAGAAATCTTGAGCTGTCTTTGAACCAGACTCAGCTACTATCATCCCATATCTTTGATCAGCATTTAATTGTTTAATTTTACGAGGTCTACCCCTTGCATAACCTCTAGCGTACATAGGAATAACAGCAGAATCTCCGTTGCTACCAAAGTTAGGTATCTCCTTCTCTTGGCTATTCATTATAAAACGCTTGCCACCAATCGTACCTTTTCCATAATGAGCTGATACATCAGGAGAAGCTCCTAACATCATGGCTGTAGCCTCTTCTTGCCTAAACCCTGCAGCGAACTTTTTCCCACCCTTCCCCGTAAATCCTTTGCCAGCACCATACCCAGAAACACCTCTTCGGGCAGCTACATTAGCTATGTTTGTTAAAATTTGTTGTTGCTGTACCAATAATTGATTCTCCGTTTTAATAGCACTAATTACGGCCTGTTCTTTTTGGGCTTGTGTGGCAGTCTTGCTATTTAAGATGGTTCTTAATTTTTCATCTTTGCCAAGTAGATCTACGATGCCACTTTCAATGCTTTTTATTTTCTCAGCTTGAGATCCCATAGCCATAACAGATTTAAATCCCTCTGCAGCGAACTTAGTAACCATTCTAAATATATTAAAGAATGCTTTTGTTATCAAAACTAACCCTGGACCTGCTATAAATTTGCCTACAACTTTAAAGAAACCTGATATAAATTTTCCGCCTATTGTATCAGCTTCCAACGCATTTCCTAAAACATCAGAAGCTTTTGAGGCTACTGAGATAAGATCTTCAAGCAAAGGGCCAAATGTAATAGATCCAACTTTTTCTGCAAAGTCAGTAACAGAAACAACTAGTAAATTAATTTGAGAAGCCAAGGACTTACTCAATTCAGCATTTCTTTCAAAACCATCATTTCCAGCGTTTGCGGCTGCATCTGTAGCTTTGGCGAATATAGAAGTTTCAGAGGACAAATCTTTTAAAGCTGCGCTGACAACGTTGATTTGGAAAACTCCACCAGCTAACTCTTTAATTGCGCTTGCCTTTGTAGGATCAGATATTTTTGCAAGAGCGTTTGAAAGAGCTTCTAATTTTTGAACTCCACTTTGAGAAGCATCTATTTCTACCCCAAGCTGTTGTAATTGGTCAATCGTTTTACCTCTACTCAATCTTGTGAAGATAGATTTAAATGCGTTACCTATAACAGCTCCTCCTCGTGCTGTTTTTTGTTCTACCGCAGTAATTAACCCAAGTAATTCGTTAAAACTAACTCCAGCATCTTCAGCAGTAGAACCCGCTCGGCTAAAACCGTCTGCGAGATCTTGAGCCGAAACAGCGAATCTTGTGTCAACAGCAACCAACCTATTGGTTACGTCAACGGCAGTCAACCCAGCAGATTGAAATCCATTTATAGCAGCAGTGAGGGCTTTAACAGACTGTTCTGCACCTAAGCCAGATACCCTTGTCAAAATCATAGCAGCCTCTAATCTTTTAGAAGTCTCAGCTGCGTTCAAACCTTGACGGGCTAATTCTCCCGCTCCAGCCGCAACAGTTTGAAAAGATTGCCCAGTAGCTTTAGCGGCATTAAAAACTGCATCTCTAAATGCCCCAAAGTCTTTTGCACTAGCTCCAAGAATAGCATTAATCTTAATAAGCTCGTCTTGTACAGTTATAGTTGTACTAATAAGCCTTTTGAAAGCCGTACCAACTCCAGCAATAACTGCAGTAGTAGCTCCAAAAGCGAACACACGCGCTGTAGAGGCATCAAGAGACTTTTGAAATTCAGAGGCTTGGCCTGTAATTCTACCCAAAGCTTGTTGTACCTGCCTCGCAGAAGCATTGATACTAGCAGGGTTTAAGTTGAGGTTAGCGTTTAATTGGATAGGAGCAGCCATTAAAACTAATTACACCAATTAGCTCAAAAGGTCTTCTGCTTTAAGACTTCCTCCTCTTTTAGCCATCTTCGCTTTAATGTCTTCAATACCCTCAGTTGTATCTGAATCTGTTGTTTTTGGCTCGACATACTTTATTATTTTTAAAGGATCATCCTTTATATCGTCTGGCATATCGACATTTTTAAGCTTATTTAATAAAGCAGAAGCGTAAGACAATAAGTGGCGTTGCAAAGAGGTGATTGAAAAAGAGTCCTTTTTTATTAAAGATAATGGGTCTCTATAAGACAAAGCAAACAAATCAAAGAAGTAATTGCAGAATGCAGCTTTAATAATGTTTACATCATTTGTTAAGATTTCCAACTTGTATTTCACATCTGCCATAGCTAGAAATATGTCGTTTTCAGAGGCCAACTGCTTAAACTCCTTATCGTAAAATATTGCTTCGTGAATTAATTTAGTATGCTTCTTTTGAGAGGCACAGTTTTCGGCGCTATAATTTATTATATTGCTCCTCTTTAAATTCAATTCTTGCAGTTCTATCTTCTGTTTCTCAACGGATTTTAAAAAAGCTTTCTTTTGCCTCTCGTCTGAGATCTTGGATGCAGCCTTCTCCGCTTTGTTTATAATCCAAGTTAAACTAGAGATCTTATCAGAAGAAGCTTTATCCCAGAAGCCTTTTTTGATAGCGTCTTCTAAAAGTTGTTCTTCGGTTTTGAGTCCATTTAAGCAAGCTTTCTCAAATTCATTTTTTTCATACTCTTCTAAAGATAAATTATCCATAACCAAAAAATGCCGAAAATAAAGGCATTTGTCTTTAAGGTTCAGGATACTATATCCTCTTAAAATATCTAAGAGAACTAGATACTCAGAGTTTTCTTTTTCCATTACTCATCAGGGAAGATCTCTTTCATTTTTGCATCAATGCTTTTCTGATCATCTCCCATCTTACTGTACCAAATATTTACAACCATAGCGAGTTTACTGAATGAAGAGTCGAATATAACCTTCTCTGTAACCAAAGATTGTTTCTCCATGTTCTCTATATCCTCACAAAGATCTAGATAACAAGCCCTCTTTGCGTCATATCCATCCCCAACAAACAAAGGGAAGATCTCTTTATCTCCTTTCTCAGATTCCTGCTCGTAAAAAGAGAAGTTAAAGATAAACCATTCCAATATTCTTTGCTCTGCTTTAGCGTCAGCCGTCTGGTTAAACTGGTCCCGAAAAGAAGTCTCAAAATCTTGTACTATTTTTCTGCTTGAGATGAATAACTCTTTAGCCTCAAGAAGTTTTTTTTGTTGATCCTCCTGCAAATCATCCTGCCCTTCGTAAAATTCTATGGTTTTTGCAGACTCTATATTGTCAAGAACTGCTTTATTGGCAATCTCTTCAAGTAGTTTAGAGGATTGACCCCCAATATCACCAATTTTTTTATTGAGCATCGCCTTTGTGAGAAAGCCAGCGTTAATAAGCTCATTATATTTTTGACCATAGAAGAATTCTGCATCTTCCACATCTGCGAAAGAAGGCTTCATAAAAATGACCCGATTCTTAGACTTTGATTTAACCGTCTTTTTACTTTCTACGGTCTCGCCTTTTTTGTTTTTACGTAAACTAGGTACGACTTTTTTGATTTCTCTTGTGACAGTAAAGGAATATAACTCTTTAAACTCTTTCATAAATTAGTAAGATACTGATATATTATCAGTTTTATCTTATGAAATTCAATTATTATATTTTAATAAGTCAATTTACAAGAAGAGTCGCCTTTGTTTGTTATCTCTAGAGATGACTGTCCTATTTTTTCAAACTCAACCCTTATCGGCTTATGTGTTAAAGTCGTATAGTTGTTTTTAATCAAGGATTCATCCATGTAGTAAGATACATGGCAGTCTTCATGGATATGAGTTTCTATAGAAAACGGTACATCATGTCTATAGCCACCTACAAAGTCACCATCTTGATCGAAGATATAACCGCTTTGGCCAGTAAATAAAATACCAGAATACTCTAAGCCGTTGGCTGAATTGACCCCAGAACCAATTGCGACTTTAAATCCAGATTCTGTATGATCTATATTAAACTCTAAATTAATTACAGAGTTGCTATACCCAGTGATATCTTGATAAACTAACATCAAAACTATATTACACAAAAAAGCCCCATCTTTCGATGAGGCTTTTTGAAATACAATAGTTAGATTGTTTACTATTCTGGTGATAAAGGCTGATGAGCGAAGAAACCATCTGCGGGGGACTGTGCTGCTCCTTTTGCAAGTAAAGCAGTAACATTGTCTGTTGCACCAGCTTGACCACTCCAAAAAATACCTTCGTTAGTATTTGAAGAACCTCCGATTTGAGTACTAAATGTCAAATCTACAGTTTCGTTATCATCCAATCCTTGAGAGAAAGACTGATTATCTAAATAACAATTTTTAAACTCATAATACTGGGCCAAATCTCCATTGTCTCTTTTAATTGAAAGTTTAATGTCGGTTTTGTTATCTCCAGCGGTACCTGTGAGAACTCTTTCTAAAGATCCTGCAGAGAAGTTCTTTAGAACAGCACTCATATTAAGAGTAACATTAATTGGGAATTCAAGAGGTTTTGCATATGCTCTTTCTTTTCCTAGGCATTCGATATTCCCGCGAGACAATGGAAGCTCAACAGAGCAGCTCTGTACGCAAACATCTCCAAAGTGAGTTCCACCAACAAGAGCAGAATTGTAAGCAGCTGGAATACTTGAACTTATGTTATTATTAGCAAATTCTACATGCACATCATCAGGTCTTAACACAAGGATCTCGTCAGCTCCAGTATTGGGCGCAGGTAGCGAAATCATACCAGCATCTACTCTCCCTCCATCTTCATTAATGGCTGGGTTCCTTAAACCTGAGCTAGACCCAGTCCAAAAGACTATGTTTGAAGCTTCCATTTCGACATCCGCCCTTGGTATCTCTCCAACTGCAAAGTTCGCTGTGTAATTAGTTAGGACGCAGTTTCCAAAACCAATAACGTCATGAGAAGCTCTCTGGGATTCGAAAGCGACTTGATTAAATGCATCTTCTCCTTCTTTCGAGGTCACAACATAAAGGTTCTTCTCCCTGTAATCTGGGTCTTCTGCTGTAATTCCAGAAACAATAGATCCAGTTAAAGGTGCGGTAGTGCCTGTCCTTTCGGCACCTGCACTGTATAATCCGAGAAGAATTTCGTTCTTTCCATCTCCTAGGTAGTAACCTAAAGAAACGCTTGGGGCAATGTCCGACATAGTCTGAACTCCGATACGAGACAATTGACCGAATTCACGGATATCTTGCCTACTACCCGCCAAATCAATATCGAAAGACAATGTGTCAATTCTATTGAGTTGCTGGGGTTTTAACTCTAAATTAGACCCACCACCGTGGATTCCAGTTGTTGAAGCGTAAACTGCTTTGTTTTGTGATATAATTCTTGTTCTTGAGGCCATATTCTATAGAAAGGTTTCTTCTTATTACACGATTTTACAAACGAGGGAACCTGTAAGTAGACAAATCGAAGTCAATAAACCCAATAGAAAAGTTCCTATTTAATTCTTCACGAATACTTTCGGAGACCACTTTTGATACAGAAACCTTATCTATATGAGAAGTCATTGGATTAGTTTGGCTAGCCTTTAAGGTATCATATTTATAAGGGAAATTCTTGATAGAATAAGAGTACCCGTACGGAAATTCTTCGTATGGAATATGAGTGATTTGCTCTCTAGCTGTGTCTCTCAATCTAGATATTACTGAATCCAAAATATAAGAATCTTTTGTCAGAACCATCACCCTAACTCTTGTCTCTGTATTCTCTTCTCCTCCAAAAGCAAATTCTTCATTAGAAGACGAAGCTAAAGAAACAAAACATGCAGGTAAGAAATAAGTAGTTTCATCTAATGGTTTCTCTTTTTTGTACAAGTAGGGGTCTGTACCCGTTCCATCCTCAATAAAATCAGAATGCATTATAAAATCAGCCTCATTATCGTGCGCGATATATGTGTTAACTTCTTTTACAGTAGATAACCCTGATATAGTCATGCCTGTACCAGAGAGCTTCGGGAAAAGAATCCTGCCGTTTTGATAATCTATATGAACCCCATCATTCCCTGCAGAGTTACCAGTGATAAAAGTATCTCCAACATAAAATCCTGAGTTAGGTGTATCTACATTCGATTCAGCGACTAATTGTCTAAATTGACCCTGATAGGCAATCATGTCAGATGGAACATTGTTAAATTCTACATATTTAAAAGAATTTTTAACTTCTGTTAAGTAAGCTTTTGTATCATCTCGGAGTAAACGATTCTCCAACCAGAGATAAAAACTGGATAAAACATTCTGGTCAAATTGAGCTTTCATTTGTCTAATCTTTGTAAACTCTTTTTCAGTCCATCAAATAAAGCTGAAATATAAGGAGTCTCCTTAAATGTTACACTCTTTTTACTATTTTTAATCTGGATACCTGTACCAGAATTAGAACGACCAAATCCAGCAGAGCTATAAAGATAACTACCTAAGTTGCTTATACCTTTCTCTATACCTTCCGCCCAACTAGAGCCAGAAGCCCAAGGTAAGGGGGTGATTGCAAAAATTTCTTCTTTTGTGGGTACAAAAACCGTAACTTTAAATCTGCCACTGGAAACAGCTCTAACTTTAAATCTCATTTTCTCAGAGAGCAATGTCTGAATCACATCGGTGGGATTTGCTCCAGAATCAAAACCTATAAAGGAAAACAGGTTACCATATCCATTTAATGATCCACTTATGTTTGGAGCGTTGGGTCCACTCTGCAATTCGCGAGTGACTGCATGAGAGCTAAAATCTCTTACCAGTTTCTTTTGAGCCTCTTCTATCTTAGGGGCCAATTCTTTACGAAGTTCCATCGTAGTAGCCCTTGAGTTTTTAAAGGTGATATCCTTAAGTAATTGAGCGCGATTAATCTCAACCACAAATTTTGTAGCAGATAAAAAAGGCTTAGGCATCAGTTCTCTCGTTTTAGATATAACATGAAGAATGTAGCGGAAAATGGGCCAACGCTCTTAGCGTCTGAATCAACTACATACAAGATGTCATCCACTTCGATTCTAGAACATATTTTGATTTTCTCGTAAGCTTTCTCATCAACTTTTATTCGGACTCTTCCATCAGAAGACTTCAGGTTCAGTTGGCCATTGCCATCTAAAACATTTTCTCCTTGATCATTTTCATGGAAGATTCTAGCTTTAAAAGTGAATTTAGTTAAAACAGTTTTCCCGCTTACTTGAGAAGCATCCTTGGCCTTCCCGTACAAAGGATTATAACTTGCTACAGAAGGTCTGGTAGCTATTCGTTTTTCAACAAACACATAGATATCTCTAGCAAAAGTATCGTGAACATTAGTGAAAACATTCTGCAAAGATCTTTTTTGGGCTGATGTAAGTAAAGATGCCATTAGAATCCTCTGTAGTAACTTCTAGAGCTGTATCCATCATAAGAATCAATAGGACCAGCCCCGTCAAGACCAGCGACCTGTGAGGGATTTGACTTGTAAACATTGTACTTGCCGACAAGATCATTAAGTTTTTTCTCAGTAGATTCTTTAAGTTCAAAAAATGTTTTAGCAACTGAGTTCTTATTCTGCCTTTGAATAGTGGTATCACCTTCTTTTAAGGTTAGCCAATCATCTTCAGCATTGTAGACAAAACCTCTTAGAGCGTCTCTAGATGCTTTTTCATAATAATGGATCTCGTACATAGTAGAATAAATATTTTCTTCTACTGGAAGTAGTCCAGAACCAACTTCTAACTCAATAGCTCCAGTGGAGTTTATATAAAACTCTTCATTCAATAAACCATTAAGCTCTCCTATATTGGCATCTAGCCAACCAGACACGTAAGAGACAGGAAATCTCTGTCTATCTTCAGAGAATTCATAGTTAACAATATCTGTCGCGAGTCTACCAAGATCATTCATAGATTAGTCTTTGAATAACCTTACAACAGAATCATAATCTGGGGAACTTTTATCAATGATAGGTTTAGCTTGGCCTTGTACTGTAACATTATGTTTTCTCGCATATAGATCAAAGGCGGTAGAAAGAGATTTTTTCATCTGATTGACGTAAGGGGGTGGATTAATACCTACGTTTTGGCACATATTGCTAATATCAGAAACAGACATAGAAGATAAATTCTGTTCAAAGATATCTTTATCTAGCGTTTTAAATGGGTTCATTTGTTCAATTCCCAAAAGATCTTCAAGTTCCTTTACTTTTTTAATCTCTTCTTCTTTGTCGTCCCGCTGCTTCCCATCAGCAACTATAAATTCTTGCATAGAAGCTTTCTGCTTTTCTGTATCGTTCGCAGGTTCTTCTTTAGCTACAACGATTTCTACCTCTTCTGAATTATTTTCGTCAGTTTCCATATCTTATTATGATAATATTACACTAAAAAGTCAAAAAAAAGAGCCGCCCCTTTCAGAGCGACTCTTAAATTTATAGTAACCTGTATTACGCAACGATTCCGCAAAGAGCGCGATCATCAATACAGACGCGACCCTCTTCAACCTTACCGTAGTATCCAATCTTGTTCTGACGTACAGAGAACTGGTCATCAACGAGAACGTTGAGTTCGCCAGTTGATCCTTCGTCGAGGACAACAGGACGGAGAAGAACATCACGAGAACGATCAACACCGATAACGACTTCATCGTCAGCGAGGTCAAAGTTTCCTGAGTTTCCTCCTCCAATAACACTTGCGCCTTCAGAAGCAACAACAGCACCAAAGATCTTGTTGAAACGCTGACCAATTCCCATTTCGAGAACTTCGATGATATTGATACCATAGAAGCTAGGAAGCCCAGCACCGCTGTAGAGTTGCTCACGAAGAGTCTCAGGAGCAGCAAGTCCAGAAGCAGCTCCAGTAGGAGTAGTTCCGTTAGCCCCAGCAGTGTTGATTGGGTTATAAGCCATACCACGAAGCTTCTCTACCATTTCTGGTGAAGCGAGAAGATCGGTTACTCCAACCTTCGATCCACCAACAGGAGTACCGCTAGCCCATGAGCTATTAATACGCTTAGACTTGGTGATAAGTCGGTTGAAATCGTCAAGGACCATTGTGCTTTCAGATGCAGAGCCAATAAGATGTCCACCAGCAGCGCCAGTCGAATTACCTTTTACGAGAGCAGTTGCCAACACATTGAATGCGGTACGCTCTTGCTTAAGCATAACTTCTTGAGCCATGCGAGTAAAGGTTTTGGAAACAACGTCAACGCGAGCCTTCTTAGCATACTTACGGTCGAAAGCAAGTGCGCTATCGAGGGTGTAAGTGCTAAACTTAAGCTCGTTATGAGCAGGGAAGACTTGGCTATAAGGAAGACCACCAGCAACTTGCTGGGAGTAAACGTTTATATAGTCTTCTTCCGTGATGTCGTGGAAGAGATCCAAAGGAAGGGATGGATTGTCATCAGCTTGATAAGTCAAGGTGGTGAAAAGATTCCCTACAGTAACTGCGTTATTGATAACTTCAGTGACCACTGGTCCAAGAAGTTCTGCAACAGCTGCCTGTGCTTCGAAAGCCTCTTCACGATTATTTGAACCCATAGCGCGAACTAGGGCTAACTGATCTTCAGTTCTTTTAATAGTAATTTTCATAATCTGTGAGTAAAATTAGAAGTTAAGTTTTGCGATTGCATATCCACCAGCATGAGTATCAGCAGATCCTTCACGCTTTCCAGTAGCAAGAATCTGACCAACAACACTGCCATTGCCATTAATAGCAAGGGTGCCGCCAGCAGAAACCTTCAACTCAGCAAGAGGAGCAGGAACAACAGAGCCTGAGAAGGCGCTAGCCATGAGGGTGAAAATACCCTTGGTTGCAACAGGGATCGTCTCTCCAGAGACAACGCACTGAAGCTCCTCTTTTTTCTGAGGGTAGAAACGAAGTTTCTCTCCATTTTCATCAGTCTCGCGAACATCGCGAAGAGTAATTCCAAGAGCAACATCTCCGTCTCCAGCTTTTTGAACTTTGAGGGGATTTACGATTTCAGGAGAGTAAGCATTACCTTGTACATTAAGGTAGTTGTCTCCAGCTTGCCCGTGGGCAAAATCAGCGTTAAGACCATCAGTGGTATTCTTAACCTTCACAACAGTACCAGCACCAATGGAGGTACTAGCATCTTCCAGAGCGAACATATTGACAACATCGTTGTCGCTATATTGGCGGAAGGGGAGCATATTTGTAATTTCGCTAGCCATAATAATATAATTAAGTTAGATTTTTTTGTTTATTTTGTAACTTCTACAGAGAAGTTTTCTTTTAGTTTATTGATCAAAGAAATTGGTTCTGCAGCTTCCCCATTATTATTTGGGAGAGATGCTTCGGTGGTCTCTTCGACTTCAAGTTCTTCCTCTTCAGAGGCTTCTGAAACCTCTGGCTCTGGAGAAGTAGCCTCTTGTACCTTAGAAGCAATAGCTTCCTCGATACGAGAATTAATCTCTTCCTCCTTAGCGGCAATAGCCTCCTTAGCTTTGTGAGCAAAGAGAACCGTGAGTTTACCCTTGAATGTCTCAAAAGCTTCGTCAGAAGCTTCTACGACCTTTAATTCCGCGACAACATACTCAAGCTCCTCTTTAGAGAAGTCATAAGTGTCATCTAGGAAAGTCATTCTAGAATTGAAAAGTTCAACAGCAGCCTGAGCTTCGACTTCCGACTTAAGAGCACTCAAGTCAGATTGAACGCTTTCAAAAGAAGCTTTCATCTCAGCAAGGTCTTGTTCGGCTTTTTCACGAGCTTCTGCTTCAAGTTGAACCTTTGATTTCCATGTCTCGGAATGCTCGGAAAGAGCATCACGCATAATCTCACCAACAGAGCTGGCTTGATCGTCCTTCTTGACTACAGAGGCAACGTTTTCTGCTACCTTGGTCATTAACTGTTCGAATTGTTCAGTATCCATATCAAATATATCGAATTTATTGGTTTTTACATTGTTTTCCGCATTGAGGGAAATTTTTTCTGATTTTTTAATCTCAGTAATTTCATTTTTATCTTCCATAAGATAAACACCTTTAACCCTAGCGGCAGGGTTATAGGTTAAAGCTGCACCTAAAGGATAGGTCTCTCCATGTATCAAACGATGTACTGGAGTACCATTTTCATCCTTGCCTTTACCACCGAATCCTTTAACATATTGTTTAAGTTCTTCAGCGTCTTTTCCTTCGGCTACTTGGCATTCGTCTAGTCTATCAGACCCATAGACGACCTTATAATTTTTAAAAGCTAACTCCCAACTGGTAGATACGCTTTGATATTCGGAAGATTCTTCTTCAGAAGCTTCTTCGATAGCTTTAGCAAGATCTGGGAATATATTCCTGTAGATCAAACCTGCGGCATTAATGTAGTAAGGTTTTGTTTTGTCGGCATATGAAGTAACATCATAGTCTTTAAAATCGAATTCTTCCTCTGAGAAAGAAGCATTTATAATATGCCCTACAATTTTTTGTTTCTTATGCTCTATGTTGATAGGCTTGTTTATAAACCTCTTAACTGCGTCAACAGCTGTAGCAGAATCAATTCCATCACCGTTTTTATTAAATTCATTAACAACAGCTAGATTAAAAACTACAGGCAGTACGTCTATATTATCAGACGGATCAAAATCTTCTGGAATAAGAGATTTAGCAGCTTCCGCTATAGAACCTTCAGAGACCCCAAACTTATCGAAGTCTTCTTTATGCAAAGCTTTAATATTACAATCAAAGTTGCTTAGAAGGTAATCTTTTAATTCCATATTTATTTTATACACTTAAAAATTGGTTGAGTGATATAAAATCGCAGCAGACATGTCATCAAGTTGATGTTTACACCCTAAATCAAGTATATCTTTGTCTATATGAAGATCAGAAAGATTCTCTATATTATCTACAACACTTGATAATGCTTCTTCCCATTCGTCTTCTTTTTTGGAAACTATAATTGCTTCACAAGCTTGAGACACAAGATCTTTTCTCTGCTCATCTAGTTCATCTATACCATATTTCAAAGCAAAGTCCCTATATGCTTTCAACTCAAATTCACTAACTTTTTGAGTAGCCTTAATAATATGTTTCTTCGAAAAGCTTGAATTAGATACCCCAATTGGTCTACCTCCAGATGGAGCTATAGGAGCAGCCTTTTCTTTTACTTGAGGCTCTGAATCACCATCTTTTTCTTCTTGATATAGATTAACGCTGTTAACAAGAGGCATATAATAACCCTCTTCTCTTTTTTGTTTAAACTCTTCTTGAGCTTTATCCATGTCTACAGATTTTGGGAAAACACCTGTATGTACAACCTTCATTCCTTGTTCTGGGGTTATAACTCCAAGCTCCATCATTCTGGTGGCGAGTTTCGTCATGTCAGAATTGTCCAATGTGTCTGTCTTAACCAATTTAGCTTCAGGCCAAGATCTCATTCCAGCAGACTTGCAAATCCTACGGATTTCTGGCTGGAGGAATTCCTTAATAAATAAGTCACGAGATTCTTCCAAACGCTGGATGAAAATTTTCATTTTTAATTGACCATCTGCATACTTATTGTCTCCAATGAGTACATTCTGAAGTCCTTCTTGAATATCTCTGTTTAACACTTCGTATTTTTCAGGCCCAACTACTTTCCTTAGATCTGGGATAACAAAGTCTGCTTTAGTTGTATAATCAGAAACAAGTACTCGACCAACACTTTGATTTTTAAAGATGCTCTGCATGGCAGCTAAAGCCTTATGATTAACTCCACCTTTATCTGGCTCTGCCCCCATCGTCACCAAGAGAACAACATTCTCAATGGAGCGAGAAATAGCTTGGTCTATTTTTTTTAATTCTAATTTTTTATTTATATCATCAAGAACGGTAAAACCATAAGGAATCGACAAAGGCTCATAGTCTTGTTTTTTAGCAAAGACCACATGAAGCAAATCAGAAGCTAATTGGATATAAATCCTTTCTGAGGTTGAAGCTTGGTTGTTTTTGATCCTGACTTGAACGTCCTCTGGAAGAGAATCGTACATTTCTTTTTCATGATCTGTTTGGGGCTTTTTTAGCCTAGCTATCTCATAGGGTGTTAGTACTTTAAAATATTGAAAGTCGTTAAATGAAATAGAACCTTTTGTAGCAACATCAGTTGGGTTTATAACCATATACTTGATGGGTATAGGTACATTTTTCTTAGTAGCTCCGTAGGTCTCTAAGATTTGACCTGAATCTTGCATTTTAAGTTTTCCGTCAATTCTGTATAAGAAAACATTACCTGAGCGATAGTATTCTCTAAAATATTGAGATTTAACATCATGGATCTTGATCCTTTTAAACCAAGCATTAATAAATTTACGAGATTTCTCTGTACCCCCTTCTAAATAAATATCAGAGTCAGCGAAGTCGGAAAGCATATCGATAGTACTGCGGAAGGCAGGTACGTTGAAATAAGCTTTTTGACACAACTGGATTGCGTCTCTAGCATCAACAGAATCACGAGAATAATCAAATGGAAGAAGTCCATCATCGATGTTTTTAAACCGACCTTTTACAAAGTTCTGTGAAACGTTATTGCTTCTTGTTGCAGTTCTATTAGAAGGTTGCAATCTAGATGCGACACTCTCATATAGAGATTCTCCCACTAGCTCTGGACTAACCTGAGCTTCTGATTCTTGTTCAAACAACTCGTTTAAGTTGTTATTAGAAGCATTGCTTTTAAATTTATTCCAATACTCAGATCTCTTTGTATATTTGCGCTTTTCCTCCATGTTAACAATTGTTACACTAAAGTTATAAAAGTTACTTTATAACTTTTCAAATTGTAAAAGGTATAAATGTAGAAGTAGGTTTTTTCTCAGGTTTAACATGCAAAGAATCAAAATACACCTTGCCGAACCAATTGCCTAGGATCAAAGCAGAATAAGAATCTTTACGTGCTCTATTCGGTCCTTTTTGTCTTCGGATGTTTTGAGGTAGGTTAAATGACTGTGAGCCTTGGGGGTTTGTCGTGACCTCAATGTTAGCGCATTCCGACTTTGTAAGCTCAATGTTACTTTTCTGTTGATCTATAAGGTCAATCATTTTAGCCCCTTTAGAAGTAGCTGTAATTTTATTATCCCACTTTATACTCTCAATAGGTAGATTCTTCTTCCTTTGTTGATCAAAGTGATCGTCTACCGCTCTGGAAGCAAATAGTATTCTTTTATGGTCTATAGCTGCTTGCAACATCTCATTACCACTTCTGATCCAGTTAACTGTAGGTTTTCTTAAGATACAATACTTTCTTTCTTTCTGATTATATTGATTCTTAAAACTAAGTATATCGTTGTGCCATTGATCAGGTTTTTCTAAGTCTACTTCTATAACGCCAATATCAACTTTAGCTGTTTTAAACAATTGACTCTCGTTACAAGAATTAATAAATTGAACGCCTCCGTTGTAGTCTCCGCATATCCCAACGATATTAAAATGTTGAATGATGTAGAGAAAATATCTCATATGTTCTTTTAAGGATACTCCCGCTATTGCATAGCTATGAACAAGGCAGATCTTCTGCTCTTCTCTCATAACTTTAAACACATGCATTGCAAAGTGGTCAGCGCTTGTATTTCCAGCCCAGTTAGGGTCAAAAGCAAGTAAGTAGTCATCGCTTGGGTTTCCTACGACTTCAACAGCTGGGAATTCCCCATCAGCTATCGTACAAGATGCCATTTTAGATAATCTAAAGTAACCATCACTCTCATCCACAAATTGAGCACCAAACTCTCGTTTAAACTGCATCTCAGACATAGTAGCCTTAGCTTGTTTAAGCAAGTTTTGATCGTACAACCTAGTAGGAGCACAATCATAACTTAATTGCATTATTAGTCTATAAGCCTCATCAGCAGCTGGTTCATCTTCATCGTCTTGATTAAACTCTCCGAATATTAGCCCCTCATACTTTTTATAGAGCTTATACATATATTCAAATTTAAAAGAGGGAGATGAAAGTATTATTAATTTGTTATTAGGCCACACATACCTATCTTCTTCTTGCATCTCGCCTTTCTCGATTATGCGCGTTTCTAACTTGTGAAGTTCTTCTCGTTCGATAGGATTTTCTACTACGCCAAGGAAAGGTATAATAACTTCGTTGAAAATCTTTTCGGGGATGGTCAAGAATTCATCGAGGACAATGCGATTAAATCGAAATCCACGTAACCTTTCTCCATTTGCCAAGGGTAGCGCTATAGCCCTACTACCACCTATTTTTAAAGTCCACTGGTCAGTTCCTTTGGTTATCTTAACCCCACATTCTTTTGCGAGCTTCGCTTCGGGTTTGGCTAGTATATCCTCCATTTTCTGGAAGATTTGCTTTGATTGCCTAAAGCTACCTGCAATAACACCAATATTCGCGCTAGGGTTTAAAAGACACTCAAGTAGCACATAAATAGCTGTAGAGAATGTTTTAGACATGCCACGAGAGAATACGAACATGGAATAGTCAGATACCATCATTCCCTTGATAGCCATAGCCTGAAATGGAAATAACTTAACCCCTAAGAATAATTCTGAAGTAAACGCAATATTAGCCCTTAAAAACTTGTACAACAAATACTTAGCTTCTTCATCGGGCAAGTCGCCTTCAAATGATCTAAGATGAGAGTTGAACTCTTTAGCAGAGAACTCAGTGCGATATCTCTGTTTTCCTTTGCTCCAAGCCATAAACTTTATTGTCTATATGGTACTGTAAATCAACCTCCCACAAATCCTGACCATAATAAAGGATTTTGGGTATTAGCTTTTTAGCGCCTTTCCTATTGTAGGCGAATATGAATTGTATGTTTTCTGGGTAGTCTGCCATAAGACCCCTCAAATTATGCCATACATAACCTAGGTTCGATTTAAACTTCGATATTTTGTTGTCTTCTTCGATTTTTTCAATAGAAGACTCGACAACAATGAACATGTAAGAATTAAACTGGACACAACGATCCATTTCCCTCCTGAATCTTTTAATATCTTTGCCAAATGTTTGCCTGAAGTCATCTTGTGATTTTCTATCTATGAATGTTTTTGAATAATGTTCTCCTCCAGCAGTATAGTCGCCAAAGTCTAACTTGTTTACTAAGCCGTTCTTAAAAGTAAAGGGCAGCTTTTCCCTTGTGTCTACGAAAATAGAGATATCCTCGTGGGAGGATTCCCAAAAGGTTTTTGGGAGGTTTCTGCAAAACTGGTTTTTTAGATTCAGTTCTTTTGTGAAATTAGAATAAGACCCCCATAACTTCCTATAGGTTTGAATATCGGCCATGTCCGATAATTGATAAAATAAATTAGGAGGAGATATAGTTATCTTCTTGTCTGAGAATTTAGATTTAGCTTTGTTTTCAACATATTCTTTGCAGGTCTCCGAAGGTGTGATTTTAAGCCAATTAAGATAATTTTCCTTGCAAGAGAAATCTTCTCGGAAGTATTGGTCATAATTCTTAAAAGGGAGTAAAGAACCAGTGTACAAATCTTTTTTCTGAAAATGCTTTACATAATAGTCTCCAATAAACAAAGAGTGTGCTTTCAGGTGCATATGAAAGCTTTTCCTATTGTCGAACTCCTTCCCACATTCTTTACAGGTAAAATCACTCATAATAGTTCTTTTTTAGAAATGCCTAGGATTCTAGCCTTGTAATCATCCATGCTTTCAAGTCTATCAGCTTCCTCTTCAATAAGTTTGTTCTGGAGTTCTGCCATCATGATCATTCGATCACGTTCTTCTCTTTCTTGAAAGGCTTCCACTAAAGCAAAGATAGATCCATTTTCTTCTCCCTTGGCCTTGAGCCTTGCAGTTCTAGAACCATTCAAGTCTTTTGTAAGAGACTCGATCCTTTTTTCGCATTGATTGAGTTCATCGCTAGTAGCCTTGATAATCTCCGTCAGACGCATTGTAATGTCTCTTTCGTTGTCTTGGTCGTCTAGTAGTGCGTTAAGCTTGTCAATACGCTGCTGGATGTGTTTTTGGCGCACGTAGTTGGTACACACGGTCACGTACAGGTTCAACTCGTCATTAGTGAGGTCAGGCTTGTCCCAAATAGCCCTAACGAACTCGCTTTCGAAAAGGTCTCTGTCTGCTAAAGTCGAGTACTGATTAACAAAGTGATTAAACCTAGGACTACGAAGATAGATCATTAGTTGATCCATCAATTTCTTTTGTTTGTTTTGAATCGTTGATTCTTCGAAAGAAGTACCGCAAAAAGCATTCACTTTAGAAATAACGCGAGATAAAGCTTTTGGGGCTATCCATTTCTCTTTTGTTATAATCTCGTTGTCATCAACTACTTCAGGGCGATACGTCTTGAGAAAATCTACAATCAACCTATGTTTAATGCTAAGGCTTGCGACATCTCTATCCTTAAAAGTTAATCGGGCGACCTCTAAAGCATTCATATCCGAATGGATATTATCACTCATAAGAAAGGACTTCTGTTCTTTGGTCAGTTCTAGGTTATCTGCTTTGGGAACTAGAGAAGTGTTATAGTCTCTATTCTGTTTTGCTAGGAAAGCCCTCACCGCTCTCCCCTGTTTAGACCTACCGTCAATATTCTCGTCTTTAAATACTTTTCGGGTGATAGACATCAAGTCAGGGTTCTTTTTGAACTCTTTTAAAATCTGCTTCTCCTGCTCTTCTGATAGTTTAAAGTTGTTCATGTTAAATCGTCCTTTTTAATTACTTTTTGGGCTATCAAGTAAAATTTCTTCTTTAAGTTGTTTATTTGTTTGTATCGGGGAGTCTTCCTCTTACTTGTATCCTTCTTAAACCCGAATCTCTTTGCAACCTCTTCATCAGTAGCGTTCTCAATAAATAACATTGTATATATTATCTTATGCTTCTCACTCAATTCCTTCAAAACCAACTGATGTATCTTTGCCACTTTTCTATCATAATCAACATTCTCATCGTACAAGTTGTCATAAACAAAAATAGATGTATCCAATGATAATGGTAACTTCAAATTATATGCATTCTCTTTCTTCTTACGCCAATTAGCAAACAAAGAACAACTAACATCTTGAACCCCGCTTTTAGTCATACTACAATCTAAACCCCCAGAATAATGAGGACATTGCAAACAAGGTTTAGCAAAGTTACTATAATGATTCCTTATCAGATTCTTTATCTGATTAGATATCAAAACACTAGCCCAAGGTTTAAATGCCCTTTTTTGATCCCACAAATGAAGCTTATTATAAATATGTAGCCTTATGATCTGACAAACATCATCATAGTCTAACCATGTTAATGCATTTAGCTGCCATTTAGCTCTATATTTAGCGAGTACTTGCTCTATCTCTGGAATAAGGTCTTCATATTCCTTATCCATCTATTTCTGTGGGCCTAGAAGAGGCACAGTCAGCTTGAGTTTGTTTTAGTAAAGCATCACCTTCTGGAAGATTAGGAGCATTTCTCTTATACTCTTCTTGAACCGCATCAGATTCAGAAGCAGATTTCCATAAATCAGTTAGTGTTGTCTTTTGTGTATTAGCTTCAGCGACAATATCTCGACGCAACTTCCTTAAATCTAAACTCGCCAAACTAGAAACTTCAGATTCATCCTCAACTTCTTCTTGAGCCAACTCTTTCGGCCTAACTCCACCAGAGATAGGCGTACCGCAGTTCGCACAAAACTTCGGCTTCGTCACCTCATACGAATTCTTGAATCCACAAGATACACAAAAAACTTTGTTCATGGTAAATATTAACCTATTTTTTCAATTTTTTCTACAAGATAACTAATTATTTTATCTCTTACGACATCAGTCTTATCAAAAGATACACTATACACTCCTTTTTTGGAACTAACCTCATCTTCAAACAAAGAATATAACTTATCAAACCCACTATTCCTAATATCACTTTGCAAACTATCCCCGCATATAAATAACTTACTTCCTCGGCCTATCCTTGTAAGCACAGTAGTCAATTCTCTCACACTCATATTCTGAGCTTCATCCACAATAACTATCTTTTCCCTCCACGTACATCCACGCAGAAAGTTAATCGGCTCTGCTTCAAGTACCTTCTTGTTTTTTAATTGGTCTTTTTCAGGCTTATTTAATAATTCATCAATCTTATCTAAAAGGGGTGCCATATATGGCCCAAACTTATCATCCATGTCTCCTTTCAGAAAACCTATCCCCCTATCCGCACTCTCAACCACACTCCGCAAATATAATATCTTCAAACTCTTATCTGTATTATATAAATCTAATGCACTATAAACCGACAAAAACGTCTTAGCGGTACCCGCTGGACCCCCCACAAATACAATTCTTGTTTTGTCATCTGTCATGATGTCGTAAAACTCCTTTTGTTTTGTTGTCAATTCTATATGACCCAGCAATAAGCTATTTTCCTTTGCCATTTGTTTTTATTATTTACACATTTTTATCTAATGTGTTTGTATTTTATTATATCTCGAAACCCGTTCCTTTCTAAAAAGAAATTACTTATAGTGTTCACCACCCCCCCGCTCTAACGCTGTCAAGCGAAAAAGTGAAAATTTTCAGAAAACCCCTCCCCTAAATAAAAAATGCATTTATATGTAAAAAAAGCTTTTCTTTTAGTCGATACTGTGCTATACTATGCCCATGAAAGAAATTAAAACTTCCTTAGTCTCCAAACTTAAATTCATTGAAATAGCTGATACTCTTCGCCCTGATCAGTGGGCTGATTGGTATGTCGAATTCTCTTACAAAGGAAAAGAATATAAAGGCTCTTTACAGT